TTGTTCTTTCATCTCTTTTAGTTCATCTTCACTTTGTGGTCTGTTTAAAAATGCTAAAAAGGCTGGTAAAGCAAATACGGATGTTAAGAGACCTGCAAATGAAGCGATTGCACCACCAAAGGTTGCAAGTGTTGTACCTATACCAGCAAGTTTTACACCTTTAATAAATTTTACAAACTTTTGAATACCTAATGTTGCTAATATACCTTCAGCAAGACCACCTTCACCATCAAGTAATCCGCCTTTATCTTTTTTCTTACCACCAAGTAACTCATTTGTCAATTCACTTTCTATTAATATTTTTTCTAATATATTGCTTGTGGTCTCAAATTGTGTATCAGACTCTCTTTCTTCTTCTACTCTTTGTTCTTTATTTGAAAACAAATCAGGTTTAGAATCTATACCCATTATACCAGCAGTAACTTGTTTGGCAGTTGTTTCTGTTTGTTGTAATTCACTAGGTGTTTCTAACGCACCCATATCACCTTCTTTTCTACCTAATCTTGCCTCTCGTTTTCTTAAACCTCTTTTTATTCTTAATGCTTCTGATTCACCTTCTTCTTCAGCACGTATTGCTCTTTCAATTCTTTTACCTATGATTGGTATTCTTGTAATACCTAATCTTGCAGCTAATTTTAATGGTTTTAATTCTTTCTTTAAATCTCTAAATGCAAATTTTAATCTTGTAGAAACGCCTAAAACTTCACCAAGTCTTTTATTTGTTTCACCTACAGTTGCTTTGATAAAAGCAATCTCTTGCTTGTTTAAAACACCTAAACCTTCAAACTCTTGTATTTTCTTTTCCGTAGAGTTTTGTAGTTGTAAAGCTTCATCATATTCCATACCTTTGATACTATCAAGGTCAGCAATAGTGTAGTTATCAACAAAGTTAATAACCTCTTGTCTTATATTTGCCTTGTCTAGTTTATCTTGGTTTTGATAACCTGCCTTTTTAGATACTGTATCAATATATTCTTGTAATGAATCTGATATAGCAAACTTCTCGTCATCCTCCATCTTTTTTTGACGTTCAAGGATGACTTTGAAGTTAGGTTTAGGTTTTTTAAACTTTACTTTTTCTTCAGCCATTGTCTATCTTTATTTTTCTATTTTACTAGGTTTACCATTTACATACAAACCAAACCAAGCTGCACCAGCACCAACGACTACAGATACAAAACCTGCTTGTGCGTTGTTTGGTTCAGCCAGTGCCATAAACCATTGCATTGTTTCATAAAATGCAACACCATATAATAGCATAAACACTCTCGGTATCATTCTCCAGTTTGATAAAAACTGTGGCACTTCATCTCTTAAAAATACCCACACATTTTTAATTATGTTTTTTCCTGTTTCTAACATTATGTTCTCCCTCTTTGTTTTTCTCTTATTTTCTCATTTTCTTCCTTTATATGTTGCATAAGCATTTCAACATATATTTCCCTCTCCCACGGTAACATTTCTTCTAATTCACTTAACGAATATTTATGGTATTGCATTAAAGCAAAATTCGTTCTATAATAACTTTCAAGCGACTCGTGTAAGAGGGTTACTGAAAAAAATCAGACGCCCCTTGTAATAATAATGTAAACTCTTTACCTGATTTAGGATTATTGTATTTGATCAAATGCGATACAATTGGTAAACTTTCAAAGTATTTTCTTATCATACCAAACTGTTTTGTTGTTAAGTGTTCAACAAACTCATCCAGTTCTTCTTTTGATAAGTCATTAGCTTCAAAAACTTCTTCACCATTGTAAATTTGAGCAATACAATCTCTCACTAAATTATATGACAAGTCTAATAAAGTTTTTTTATTAGATATGTGATTGATAGTAGGCACTTTCATAATCACTCCATAACCTGGTTCAAATTCAACTTTTGTTTCAAACTTTTTATTTAAATCAGGTTTTACGTCTTCTATCTTTAACTGATAGTCAACTGTAACTGTATCGTCATCTGGACACTTTAGTTTCATTTCTATTGTTTCACCAACAGACTTACCTCTTATATTCAACCAAAGATATTCAAAGTCATATACAGGTAACTTTGTTACATCTATTTGTGACAAAGTACAATTTTGAACAATCTTAATTAAAGCATTGTTCATCTCACCTTCATCTCTACTTTCAACAGCCATCAATAATATTTTTTCTTCTTTAATCAAAAACGGTCTATACTTAATATTGACATTGTTTGATAAAGTCAAATCATATTCAGGCACTCTCAAAAATGATAAACTCATTATTTACTCCTTTATTAATAAAATATATCTCGTATAATTTTAGGGTCTGGAAGACCTTTCGGGAATACACGACCACCCGTTACTCTGCCTATAGGCAAATTCTTTTTAATAGTTTCATATACTTGTCGACCAGCTCTACCTATTTCATTACCTAATCCAAATGGTAAATTATCTAATATACTACCTTGTATGGCTGACGTATTTGTTCTATATTCTAATCTGTTAAGTGTACTAAATTCTTCGGTACTACTTCTTGCTAAAAAGTTCCACGCTGTGGTAGCATAATTTCTATATGTAAATGTAACACTTGTTTTAACAATTTGATTTACTGCGTCATAACTTAATGGTGTAGCAGCAATTGTTTTAGGCCATACTTCATACATTTGTACTTGATATGATGAAAAACCTGATTGATCACCTAAACTTTTTCTGATTTCTTGTCTATCTCTTCCTGGGTCACCTGAAGGTTCAAAGTTTGCTAATGCAGCTGTAAATGTTTTTGTCAATGGTGTAATTGTAATCATACAAGGAGTAGCATAGTCATCATAGTATCCTACATTGTGACTAATAGGATCAACGATAGAATTTTGCCACGCCTCAAAAAATAATCGTTCTTCATAATTTACACTTGTATAAAATTCAAGTGTTACTTCGTCATACTGTACATTTTTAGCTATTGCTCTTTTAGGTCCATAGTAAGTTTCGTTTACATCATCTGTAATTGTTTTACCAGGTATAGATACATTTGAACAAAATAGATCCATTCTTAATTGTAAATTATTTTTTATAGAATCTGCTAGTTTAGCACTTTTTTGTAATCTAGCGGCTTGATCTAACGATTGATAATCATTGTAAATGCCAATGTTACCTAACACACTACCTTTAGGTCCATCTACCGTAACTAAAAACTGTGTCGGTCTAGCAAATCCACCAGATTGAGTTATACCTGATCGAAATACATTATAAACTGAATTGTAATTAGATGTAGCGTTATTTGCTGATATTCTGTTATTAGTTTCTCTTACGCTAAATTGTGCCTTTGATGGTGGTATACCTAAACGTATATCTAAATCACCTATTTTTTTACCTACACTAATTAATGACATTAAATAAATCTCCTACTGTCTGAATAAACTTGTGCTTCACTTGCCTTTTTAAATCTTTGTACAGGTAAGTATATAGCAACTGCAGCTTCATCTGCATTTATTCTTAAAAATCCTGTTTGTACATATGAATACAAATACTTTTTAATTGTTGGTTTTACAATCTTTATATTTTTTACATCATCATAAGTTACATCAAATTTTGTTTTACTATCAAACCGTTGATCTGTAGCAGTTGCCTGCATACGTTCTAATAGTCTAAATCTTAACAAAGGTGGTAGATAGTGAAAGTTCATACCCATAAATCCACCTGATATTGGTTCTAATGGCAAGACTAAAGGAAATATATCGTAGTACGGTAAAGTCTTTCTAAATTTAGGGTTATACCCAAATAAGTTCAATCGTCCTACACTAGGTCTACCGTTAAGTTTACCTTGTCTGAATAATTGACCTGCTGTAGTACCACTAGCAATCTTATTTACTTGTGTTCTATACCACGTAGCCGATTTATCTGTATCGCCTGCTTTTTGTTTGATTGTATCAAATACGCTTGCCATACTACTATTTATGACAATTTTAGAAGAATTTTACGTGCTTTTCAGTTATAATCTTAAATGTAATATTTCGTTTTTTGCACCAAGCAAATGCAGCATTCCATTTACATTTGTTTACTTCATATGTGTAAAGTGCTTTTTTATATGTACTTGTTGATCTAGAGCCTTCTTTTAATACAGGTTTTCTAGTTTGTGTGTGTGGTTTTATTTCTATTAGATATTTTTCAAAACTCTTATTTGGCAATTGTTTTACTATTATAAAATCTGGATAATATGTTTTTCTTTTGTCAAAAACTATGTAAGGTATTTTTATTTCTTCACTACCCCATTTTACTATTGTTTTTTCTTTATCACAATA